ATCCGGATACAAATCCGGACACAGATCCAAACAACCCAAATCCTGATACAAATCAAAACCCGGATAGAAATATACCCCCATTCGTACCAAGAAGCCCTCAAAGCGTTTTTGCAATGTTTCCATTTTGCATACCGTGGGATTTATACAATTTTGTAATAGCGATAACCGCAGAGGGAGTAGAACCGGTAATAGAAATAGACGCATTTGGCTTTCTTAAAGAAGACGGAATAACTATAGAACCATGGGTATTGGAGTTTTCACAATTTGATGTTCCTAGGTTAATATTTAGATATTGTATGTTAGTACTCGGACTAATCGGACTTTTCAAAGTAACAAAAAAGTATATTTGGACAGGAGGCGGGTAGAATGGAACTTATTAATAGATGTCAACCACAATGTCTTGAATTAATGGCAGCCGTGGAAGAAAGCCATATAGATTTAGAATGGGGAGTAACGCAAGGCACGGAAATAATACGCATTGGTTGGGGCTGTCCACTCAATGCGCCAATACAAAATATATCCGTGGGTATCGGTGGTGATATCCTCGGCTATATAAATTATTTTTTACCACTTGCAGAATTTTCTGCAATCCTTGGCGGTTGGGTAATAGCAATCGGAGCATATTACATGGCTTCAATAGTGCTAAGGTGGATTAAAGCAATATCATAAACCTTTACTATAATCCCAGCGTTTGCGAAATTTGTCATTATTTTGAATGCGTTTCATGATTTCAGTATCATATTTACTATAATGGTTGTTAATAATATCTTCTATAACTGTTTTCTTTGAAACCTTCCGATGTTTAGCTTCCAAGATAATAAGTTTATAACACTTCTTAAAAATAACTATGCTAAATAGTCGTCTCCGGTAACCATAGTAATCAACAGTAGCAACAAAGCAAAAAATTATTGAAATCGCAATGAAAATGAAAATAAGCATAAAGAATAATATGTCGATATTTTCCATAAAATACTGCAAGTTAATTTGTCTCAAGTATTCAACTAACATAAAAAATCACCTCCAGAATAAATATATCACACAAAAAGATAAAACGAAAGGGCGGTAAGTCATTATGGATCAAAAAATGGAAAAAATGATAATCCGATTGACTGCGCAAACGTTGAGTAATTTTTATTGTAAGTACTGCAAAAAAGAAAAGTGTAATTTAGAGCAGCACATAACCTGCTTTGAAACGCTTGAAATGTTATTAACCTCATTTGCAGAAACCCGGAGCGAGTAAAAGCAGGATGAATAATTATTTGTTAGTAATAATAATAAATGTTGGATTAGTAGTAATATTTTTATTAGTATATTTGTTTTTGCACTTAATGAAGTTAGAAAAAGCAATAGATGCGATTAATAATCTAATATTAAATATAATGTTCAAAATGAGGTAGTAATGAGAAGATATAAACGGCTCTTTATAAACATCATATCAATGATGTTAACCGGGATGATCACATTATACAGCGGCACACCTGGCAGCGGCAAGAGTCTTCACGCAGCACGTAAAATACAAGAACAGTTACTGCTAAAACGTGATGTAATAGCAAATTTTCCGATTAACGAGGATATAGTAACAAAAAACGGAAAAAAGCGTATAGGGCGGTTTACGTACCGCAGAAACGATAAACTTACAGTCGAGTTCTTAAAGGCATATGCAAAACAATTTCACAAGGTAGCTATTGAAGGTCAAACCATAATTGTAATAGATGAAGCCGGAACGATGTTCAACAGTCGTGAAGCTTCGGCAAAGGATAGAAAGGACTGGTTAGAATTCTTTGCGATCCATCGTCATTATGGATTTGATATGATCCTGATCAGTCAACATTCAATGCAGCTTGATCGGCAGATCAGATACAAGATCGAATTTGATGTAAAACACAAGAAAGCGAACAACTTTAAATCCCCGGGATTAATTTTATCAATAATGCAAATAAAGATGTTCGCAGCTGTAACATATTGGTTTAACGAAAAGGAACGAATCGGATCAGAAATATTCAAATTTCGGAAAAAGGACGCACTTTTGTATAAAACAATGATGTTATTTGATGATGAAATCAGCAACGAATATGCTGAATTCGAAAAATTTGAAAATGTGCAAGATGCACAAACGGTTGAAGAAAAAACAGCAGATCAAGGAACGGATCCGCTGCGATCGCCAGAAACGGCTCTACCGATCACAGAGATACCTGGTCAAGCCTTTGTAGAAACTGCACAAAATGGCGAAGTACTGCAGGAGCAAAAAACACAAAAAAGTTCAGAACTTACTACATTGGCAACTTACATGGATCTCTTGAAAACGAATAGCAAAACAAATCCGGAAACAATGCCCGGCATCGATGACGAACAAAAAGCCAAACCGAAAGATAAACAATCCGGAAGAGCTCGCAGCGGTAATTTATTTAATGATTGGCACAAGTATGTTGCTACATAGGAAAGATTGTGGATAGTGTGGAGTTGTCATTAAGGATTATATGAATGAAAAGGTCGAAAAAAATGATTCAAAATAAACAAGATATATTCTCGGATGAATTACCTGACTATATCGATCCACGTGAGTCATATATACAAGCAATGGCGGATTATAACTTTAGGCAGGAAAATGACGAGCTGCACCAAGAAGCAATGGAAGGTTTATACTATGAATAAGAGGGGCGAAGCCCTCTTGTGAACATGAACGTCTAACAGCTAGCTACACGGAGGATTAAAAATGAATGTCAAGTATTCAGAAATAGGTGAAGTAATGTATAAACCATGTATGTTATATGGTGGGTTTTGTAAGAAGTGTAATGAATGTGAAGATATGTTTAATTTATGTTTAGAATGTCCGGATGAAGACAAGACTTGTGAAAATTGTCCGGCAACTTCCGGATTTTAAGTGTTTTTAACAATATGGAACCATTCGTTTAGTTTAACTTTGAAGTCTGGGTATGAAGAGTGGGACACAAGGAGAACCAAAACAGATATGACTTGCGCCTGGCTGACACCATAAAGAAAAGATAAATTTTCAAGTTCTTGTAACGTAGTATCGGATAACCGGAATGTAGCGGACTTCTTTGCTGACTTAACAGAATCAGTAAAAAGTGTAGAGTTATTTTTAGACATGATAAGATCCTTTCAATGTAATGACAATAGTATAGCAATATGTAATACACACGTCAATACATATTTGTTAAATATAATTTTAATATATAAATAAATTAATAGTTAGATTGTTAGCAGAGGTACAAACAGCGTTGGACGCTGCCGGAAATCGTAGAGAAACGTTGACGATTATATAACGAAATATAGAAGGAAATAAAACAAATGAAATCTTTTTCTTTTAAAACATACAAAAAATTACAAGTTTAGAGAAAACAGGCTCACTTGCAGTTTTCCACTGTGGAAAAATCTCACACAGTTTTTCCATAGTGTGTAAACTGATGAGCCGTTCCTTGCCGAGTTGGCAACGATATATGTTGAAGGATTCATTCGTTTTCTTTCTTCGTTCACCGTCTTTAGTCTTTCGTCTATAGTCCTTCGTCCTTTTTTTCGGCAGCGTCAAACGCTGTTAGTACCCCCCTGCTAACAGAGGGGTACTAAATACAAGAAACCAGTATGAAAGTGAGTAAACACATGTTGCAATTCAAGAATAATTTCTATTTATTTGACTGGATATCATTTTCGACAAAATATCATAGAAATCCGTACTGGATAATCAGTGAATTAGGATTAGAGAAAGAAAAGTGGGAAGAAGGAGTAGGAAAGTACAAATACAGACAAAAACTATGGTTTGATTGTATATCAATCCTCTATGACGGAACACAGCCGGATATGGGTATACTATGTGAAATGTCCGGACAAGGTTGCAGAGCATTTGAGTCATATGGACATGGCGATTACAACAGGCTATTCAAGGAACTATTCAAAAACAAAGATATGGTAAATATAACAAGAATTGACATTGCTTTCGATGACCATGAAGGTTTGTTTAATATTGAAACATTATTGGAAGATACACGAAAACAAGAGTTCTCTTGCAAATCAGAAGAATACATGTGTACATTCGGCACTCGAGGAATATCAATACAGCATGGTCGAAAAGTTTCAAATGTAATGGTTCGTATCTATGATAAGGCAATGGAACAGAACAAACAAGATGAAGGTCATTGGATAAGAGTTGAACTAGTAATAAAAAACGAACCGGCAATGAAATTTGTCGAAAAATACGTTGCTAATAATGACTGTTTACCATTGATATATTCCGGCGTACTGGACAATCATTTAAGATATGTAATACCAAGCAAAACAGACACAAACAAATCACGATGGGAAAGTAAACCGTACTGGAAGAAGTTCATCAATGAAGCTGAGAAAATACGACTCTTTGAACGTCCGGGAGTTGATTACAATGAGAAGAAGTTAAAAGAATACGCAATAGACCAAGCAGGATCATCCATGCAGACATATATGCGATTAAAGGGTATAGATGAAGTTTTACAGGAAATTTTTGCAATAGATATAGATAAGCGAAACCCGAAGTACAAAAAGCTTCTAAAGGAGCATGGAAAGGAATAAAGCGTAAACCTCGGTAATACCGGGGTTTTTAAATCACAAATTACAACCTTATAAAAAAAGCCGTATAGGTAAAAAAGGAGAGGCAATGTAATGAGATACTTTAAACACTTAACGCACACAGACAGGCTAATTATCGAGTCTATGCTAAAATTAAAATCAAAGCCTGCCGAGATAGCCAAAAGATTAGGAGTTCACAGAAGCACGATATACAGGGAGTTAAACAAGGGTACTTACTATCATGTAGATTATATGTTTAGGGAATCAAAAGCATATTCTTCCGATATCGCACATGAGAAGTACAGGAGCATCTTAAAAGCAAAAGGACAGCAGATAAAGCTTGGCAATGATTATGAGTTTGCAGAGTACATTGAAAGCAAGATAGTTGATGATAAGTACTCCCCTGATGCGGTACTCGGTGAGATTAGAGAAAAGGGTATAAAGTTTAAAACAACAATCTGTACAAGTACACTATACAGTTACATTGAGAAGGGTGTATTTATCAATCTCACAAATGAAGCACTAATGTATAGAGGCAAAAGAAAGCGGAAATACAGGAAGATAAGACCGAAAAGAGCACCACGAGGACAGAGCATTGAAAAACGATCTGACGAAATAAATGATCGCAAAGAGATAGGACATTGGGAAATGGATCTGCTTGTAGGTCGAAAAAATACATTAGCCTCTGTACTCGTGTTAACGGAGAGAAAGACAAGAACTGAAATAATGATGAAGCTAAAGGACAAAACAACAAAAAGTGTAATCGAAAAAATTAACCAGCTAGAAGAAAATTACGGTAAATCATTCCCGGATATTTTTAAATCAATCACAGTCGACAACGGATCAGAATTTAGTAACTGCGAGGAAATGGAAACTTCAAAAAACGGAAAAAGGACAACAATATATTACTGCCATCCTTTCAGCAGTTGGGAACGTGGCAGCAACGAGAACCAAAACAAGATGATCCGAAGACACTTCCCAAAAGGTACTGATTTTACAAAAGTAACAGAAGAACAACTGCATAAGGTAGAGGTTTGGATCAACAACTACCCCAGAAAAATATTCGGCTATAAATCATCATATGATGAGCTATCTGAACAACTTAAAATATTATTTAAATAATTGTCGCATTTACTCTTGACATTTACCT